TCTTATTCTTTGAATAAGCGTCATTTTTGTTTGTGTGAGTTCTGGTTGTTGCTTTGGACCAAACTGAATAGGACTAAGAATAGGCTCAGGTGCTCCTGAACGTGCTCTTATCCTGTCTATTAAAGCCTGTGGCGCGGTGTTTGGCATAATTAGTCTTCTTCGTCTTCATCTGGTCTATCTATAGCACTACTTCTATCATCTTTATCCTTTTTATCCTTTTTATCTTTGATTCCCAAGTATTCCTTAAACACCTCTAAGAACATTTCAGGTTCTACTGATTGTTGTTGCTCTGCTTGTTCTGCTTCAAAATTATATAAAAACTCCCTTAGTATCTCATCAGTAAACTCACTGATAATCTTAGTTGCAAATTCAGTAGAGAAAGTATTTCTCACCATAGTTTTAAGGTCTTTATTTGTAGCATTAGATATTTCATCTAATACTGGAGTAGATACAGTTGGTGTAACAGATCCACCCTTAGCTTGAAACGTATTAAAGGCTTTCAAGAACTCTGGTGATCCAACTTTCAATTCAGGATGTAATGTAGCAAATGTTCTTAGGTCTGTACTTGTTCCTGTGAGACTCTGAGGGTCTTCAAGAGAAACTCCATAATTAGCAGCAATCTGATATACCTCAATAAGACCTTCTGCGTTCTGCATTTCTGCTAAGATTTTAGCTGCGTTTGGCATGTCAACAATTTGCGGAGCCAATTCAGCAACAGTATTCAACACCTCTCTCTCTGTTTCCTTCTGCATAGCCAACTCATCTTGCTCTTTCTTAATCCGTTCCCTTGTAGCGTCAGCTTGTTTCTTTTCTTCCTCATCAAGAACACCTGACTTAACCAAAATATCTAAGTTCTCTAATATTTGTTGTTTTTCTAATTCCAAAGCTCCGTATTTTTCTTCAACTGCTGCGTCTACTTTCCGTCTAGCTGCACCTAACTGTATATTCACACCGTCAATAAGACTGGAAACCCTGAAGGCTTCTACAGCATTATCCCGCAGTCTAGCAGACTGAAGTGGAGCAACACCACCAGCAGTTCTACCTCTACCAACACCCTCACTCTGAAGTTCTATCGGAATACTCGTTTCCCGACCTTTAAGGAAACGTAACTGTCCTCCTAGTTCATCCATAGTAGTTTCCAAGCCACTGATACCAGCCTCATCTTCCTGACCAGCAGTAAATTCAGACTTTCCTAGCAACCCTTCATTTATCTCGTCAAGATCGCCAAGCAAACCATCAAAATCATCACGAACTGGCGTATCGATCTTCTCAGGTTCTTCAAGATCCCCTATCGTAGATGGAGGTAAATCTTCGACATCCTCGAAAGGAACATCTCCAGTATCTTCTAAAGCAGAAGATGTGATCGGCTGATTACCCAGAGAAGCAGATACGTTCTCTGCTGCATCTTCGTGTGTGGTGAAGGTTTCATTAGTTTCTGTGTTGATGAAGTCTTCTGTCTCTGGTCTAAATATTGTTGGCATGTTAATAATTGTTTAATAAATAAAATTCTTTAAAGGGCTTCAAATAAGCCATAGTTTGATAATCCATTGTGTAAGTCAGCTATCCAATCTCTAGCTTCGCTATCTATCGTAGAACCACCACTTGCTGCTGTTGTGGTTGGTCGTACTATCGGGGTATAACCATTGAAGCCTAGTTTACCAGTCGTATCTGTGTTAATCATGAATCCGTCACTGTGATTTTGCTTAATAAAACCATCCTTTCCAATCAAGATAGCTCTACCTGTTGCCATTTCAACATCACGTTCAAAAACATATCGGTCAGACTTCATCAGCTTGTTTAGTATCTCTTTCATGTTATTAAATTCTTGTTTTTCTTCTGGTGTCATATTTGTGTATCTAGTAAGCTCCACTTGTATTTAAGTTCTGTTATCTCTGCTTTATCTAGTAGGGCTGTCAGGTTGCCTGAAGTAATCCTAAACTCGTATTCTCTACCTTCTTGGAATTGGTCACCATTAACGTCTATAACTGCTTCATGGTTGATTGAACCTACGTTTGCTACCTGTGTTGCTGTGCCATCATCCTTTGCATAGTCTGTAAATATCTCCACCCAACTTCCTCCATCTACTCGGTAGTCTAGTTTAACTTGACTTCTTGTTGGCAAAGCTACAGTGCTTAATGAAACAGCTACTAACTGCTTCTTGCGTGACATATACTGAGTGGATATATTTGGATTTATGTTCGTTTGATATATAGCAGAATGGTCAAACCCAGACGCATTATCAGTTTTTGTTAGTTTAAAGACATTGGTATCTTCAAAACTTTGAAACAGATAATCACCCACTTTAACAAATCCATACGGAATACCAGTAGTAAGTTCAGTATCGTTATCTGGTGTTCTTTCATGTACAACAGCGAATCTATCATTCTCTAAATAAACAGACCACACACCCTCTCTTGTAGTACCGTCTTTAGTCAACTTCATCATGAAATACAACCTCTCATCTACTTTCTCTTTTGCACTCCCTAAAATAGTAGTAGTGCTTACATCTGCTTGTAGTGTTAGAAATGTCTTTGGTGTTCCTCCTGCGTAAGCTCTAAATACAATTCTGTCATTGATACGATTACTAGAACCACCATAAAGTGAAACACCCACAAGAAAGCCCTCAACTTCTTCTAAGACTCGTAGTTTACCTGTTCCCCATTCAATACTCTCTGAAAGAGTTGTCAGTGAACTGTCTCTGTTCCATAAATATACAAATGTCTTTCCTACTGAACTCAAAGGTGTGGCTGCTATTGCTATGTAGTTTCCATATTCACAAATTGAACTTATCTTCATGTGTTCGGGGATTGTGATAGCTGCGTCTGTCCAAGAGCCATTGTTATTCTTTGCAATCTTATTGTCATAAGGTATATATAAAATGTCATCCTTTGAATGAACTAGTCCCTCTCCCATATTAGTATATGTGAGTGCGTGTGATGTATCAGCCCATGCTGCTGCTGCTGGTGAGTAAGCCCAGATGTGTGTTCCTGCTCTTGCTCCATAAATCAACGCTGTCCTATGGTAATAAGTAAACAAATTCATACTTGAAGTACCAGATGAAGAAGCATTATTAGCAGGTGTCTCCCACCCATCATCACCCAAATCTGTTGTACCACCAGTAGAAAGCTTTTTCATTAAAACTTCTGCCTTTGCTGAACCAGACACAACCCCTAATCCAAACAATCTCCAGTTACCTGTCCCTGTCCACAAAGCCATAGCAAAGTTTTGTTTCTTACTTATTGCAGCATTAGCGTCACCGTCTTCACTTTGTCTATAAGGTGTCAGCTTCTGTGGATTAGTAGATACATCAAAGTTCCTACACAATGAACAGGAGTTAGGTACACGAACACGAGGGTCGTTTACTATTCCTCCGTCAAATCTATTTATTATTGTTTCAAATGTTTTTCCCATGTTAATACTTGATTATGTATTGCATTACGATATAAGGGTCTAAGACGTTAAACGCGTCTCCACCTCCAGTACTATCTGTGTCTACAGTATAAAGTAAAGAAGCTGCACTAAAGTACGAACCACCCGACAAACCACCATCACCAGACTCTTGTGGTGAGCCATGAGTGTGGGCTGCGAGTTCTGCTTCAGTTTGCGTGTGATTTGATTCTCCACCTGTCTGTCCCATATTTGCTGTAGTTGAAGCCATTATGATATTTCTTTCTTGTACGTCTGGTACATTAAAGTTTGCCCCTGCACCACCATAACTATATCCAAGAACTGCAAACAAGTCTTCGTAGTCTGCAACTGCATAGCTTGTTCCGTCAGCGAGTAGCCACCCTGCAGGTGCTGTAGTTGAAGCAAAAGCAACGAGTGAGCCTGTCGGTGAAAGCCCCCCAACTACTCCAAACTGTGTAGTGGTTGCCATTGTGGTTGTTGCTGCAAAGTCGTGTATACCTGTCCATGAATAACTCCCTGCCAAGTCTACTGAAGCTGTTGTACAAAGTGGTATTCCTGAAGTCCATTGAACTGTTTGTCCGTCTGTACAAGCTCCTGTAGCTCCCACAGCACTAGTTCCGAGTCCGTAAAGCACTCCCCCACTTGTAAGTGTTGATGAGCCTGTTCCTCCACGAATTACATCTATCAGAGTTCCGTTCCATATCCCTGAAGTAATAGTTCCTATTGAAGCCAAATTAACTGCTGAAGTAAGCAAAGACATTGTTGTGGTTGCTTCTAAGTCTGTGATTCCTGTGTTTAAAGCTGTGTTGTTTGCATTGTATGTAGTAGGAAAGTCTGTCAGATTGTCAGAGCTATTCAATGTTGTTATAGAAGCTCCTAAATTATCATTCTTGAAAAGAGGATAGAAGTTAGCAAATCCTACTACCATTAGTGCTGAGATTATAGTTGATGTAATTATATTCTTCATGTTTTTGCTTGATTAGTTATAGTACTTGTATTCTTTCCTATGTTTGCTAATTTGTAAGGTAAGTCCCATGTTCCTGCTCCTTCTCCCCATGTGAAGTCAGCCTCAGCCCATGTTAAGTTTTTAGCTGAAAAAACATCATTTGTGAAACCTGATACACTTACTTCGTTTTTTGTTACGTTTGTTACCATATTATCTAAAGTTACGTGGTGGTTTCATTGTCATCACTAAATCAGTTGGGTTTCTTAGGTCTATAAACTTCTGTAGATTACCTTCCATTGTGTTTATCTGTGCTCTAACTTCATTCCTAAGAGACACATCGTTAGTCCTATTTACTGCTATCCAGTCGTTCACAGCATGTAATACGAGTAATTCATCAAATATCTTAGGTATTCCTGAAGTCTTAGTATCATCTCCTGTGTCAGAAAAGCGTTCAAATTCTCTTTGAAAGTAAAGTTTAATACCGTCTGTGACTGAATAATCAAAGGTTGGTGAGAAGAATAGGTTGTTTCCATTCTCTACATAGAAACTAGGTATACCTGTGCTATCTGAGTTAGGACTCATAGCGTCTAACACTCGTGGATCGTCTAGTTTTAGCTTAGTTATCTCTTGGTATTGGTCTTCAGAAGCTCCTGTGAGGATTCTTACTGCATTAAAATTGAGTATATCTA